ACCAGGTCATAAGCACCATCTCGGGGTGCAGATTTGAAATGGTGTCAGGAATAGTGGAGTAAATTATGTTGCCTAGTAGAACTGGCCGAAGAGCGTTGATGGAAGATGCCATCAGTGACCCTTCGTACTTCAATCGTGGAATTATTGCTGAGACCGGTCGGATTCCAGTTGGATTCCGATTACTCCAGGATACATTCCCATTTGAGGTGATTGAGACCAAATCAACAGTGACCGAAGATCGGAATGGTAATGAAATTCCGATTATGCGTGTGACTGGTCTGTTCCAAATGGGTGATAAGGAGAATGCGAATGGGCGGTTCTACCCGACCCAGGACGTGCTTTCTCCTGCTGTTCAGCAAATCCAAGAAGACGTCGGTGGCCGGGCGGTGATGGGTGAGTTTGACCATCCGGCCGACGCCAAGATTCACCTGGACCGAGTGAGTCATCTTATTTCCAAGGTATGGATGGATGGCCGTAAGGTATACGGTGAAGCTGAAGTCTTGCACAATTTACCCTGTGGTGCTTGTTTACGTGGCCTGTTCGAACACAAAGTTAGAGTAGGGATTTCATCTCGCGGTGTTGGCGATATGGAAGTTGCAGAACAGGGTGGTCACGAAGTGTACCGCGTAATGCCTGGCTATTCATTCGTTACCTGGGACGCAGTTGCTGAACCACCAGTCAACGGTGCCATTCTGAATATCCAAGAGGGCCTCTCTCGGCGGGTTCGACCACTTACCAAAAAGAAAAGTAAATTCTCTCCAGAAGTTTTCGAGCGGATGCTGGTTAAGGAAATCAATACGTTCTTTGATCTGTAGGGATTGAGAATCCGCTAGTTCACGCAAAAATAACTACAACACGACCAGTTTCGTGAGGAGTTGTCAAATGGATAAAATTAAAGCACTGCTCGGAAAAGCCGGTGTAAATGGTGAACTAGCGAGTCGAATTGTCGGCTCACTGGAGAGCTACAAGACCACTCTTCGCGAACAATTCGAGCAGGAATATGCGGGTAAGGTCGAACAGGCCAAAAGGGTCTGTATCGAAGAAACCGAAACCCACAAAAGAGAACTTGCCCGCCGTCTCCAAATCTTCTGCGAGACAAAGGGAGCTGCAATCGAGGCACAACTTGCCAAATCGTCGGCCCTTAACGAATCCGAAGCTTTATCCAAGCTGACCGCCGTTCGAGCATTGCTCGAAGGCATCACGCTTAATGGAGAGCCCAACGGAGCAGTTACAGCCGGGTTGGAGAAATCCAAAAAGCAGGTCAAAGTTGCCGTCGAACAAAGAGACAGGGCTGTCGAGACTGCAAATCGGCAAACTGCCATCGCAGAAAAAGCCCTGAAAAAGAACCGAGTCCTTGCCACCGAAAACGCTCAACTCAAAAAACGGCGTAGCGGCAAACCGGTTACCGAAGGGAAGCAAAAGAAATCTCGGCGAATTGATGGCACCCGAAAAGGTGCTCGCCAACCTGTCTCAACACGGCCGACTCTCGTTGAAAGTCAAGATCGGCGTCCCCCAAAGCAAAAGAAGAATCCCCACGTTTCCGGAACCGGCAACGGTCAAGGCAACGGCTACGGGATCTCAGACATTGCCAGCCAAGTGGACGAAGACCTAGTCTAAGACCTGCCCAAAACTAAAAATCCAACCAGGAGTAATTCATAATGTTACCTACCAGAGCAACCAAACGCCAACGCTTCAGTGGCGGCGGTCGTCGACAACTTGTTGAAGGTGCTGGCCAAGGTCGCCGCCCACTCACAGAAGACGCCACCGATCTGCACCAAGCATCCGTTATTCACGAAGCCAAGAAAAACCAGCTCGTGAGTAAATGGTCACCAGTCCTACGAAAATGCCGTGAAGTATCACAGCAAAAATTCGGACTCATGGCCGCCATCCTCGAAAACCAGTACAATTGCTGGAACCCCGAGAACCGATCGGTCATCCTCGAAGACCAAACCACCACAGCCAACATCGCCGACTTCACACGATTCGCACTACCGCTAATCCGCAAGTCATACCCAAAGCTGATCGCAGACAACCTCGTCGGCGTCCAGCCAATGAGCCAACCAGCATCACTCATTTTCTACATCCGATACCGCTACGCCCTCACCAAGGGCCAAACGGTCGCCGGAACACAAATCATGCGTCAGAACACCGCACAGGTGTTCGCCCGCCAAAACGGATGGGCACTCGACCCGTACTACTCCTCACAAGAAGTACGCGGCGAAGACGCCACAATCACCGGCAACACAGTAGTTTCCGCGACACTAGCACACCGCCCAGTCCTGGCCGGAACAGTCGTCGTCGAAGCATTCGAAACCGAAGCCGAAGCCGATCCAAACTGTGAAGAATCAGTACCATGCCTCCGAGTCAGCTTCGACTCCGATGGCTCACCCGACGTCGTTCTCGTCGGCGACTGCACAAACTTCACCGACAACCTAGCCGTCGACACCGCAACAACCGGTGCCACCGAATTCAACCACACGAGTGGCGCCGTCCAAATCACACTGTCCGCAGGCGTCTTCCCAGCCGGAGCCGTCGCCAGAGTCAACTACGAATACGACCTGGAAGCCAACCCATTCCAGCCAGAAGTCACACTGAGCATCGACAGCGACTCAGTCGCCGCGATCACTCGGAAACTAAAGACTTCCTGGAGCCTCGAAGCCGCCCAAGACCTCAAGTCAGTTCACAACATCGACGCCGAATCCACCCTCACCGACCTAATGGCCGACGAGATGGTTGCGGAAATCGATCGTGAAATCATCAACGACCTGATCATTGCAGCCGCCATCCGAGCAGACCACAACTTCGCAACGGCTGCCGGAGCATCCGTCAACTTCACCGACCGCAACATCGCCCTGATGTACAAAGTCCTCGAAGTTGCCAACATCATCCACCGCACCACACTCCGTGGCCCCGCGAACTGGATGGTCATGAGTGCCGACATCTGCTCCAAATTCGAGCAGTTGAACGACTTCCGAGCCAGCGACGCATTCACCACCGAAGGCGTCGACATCGGAATCATGAACATCGGCACAATCCAAGGCAAGATGAAGATCTACAAAGATCCACTCTTCCCCAATTGCAAAATCCTAATGGGCTTCAAAGGCAACTCAGTACTCGACGCCGGTTACTTCTACGCCCCATATATCCCACTGCTCAGCACCCCAACAGTGCTGGACCCGAACAGCTTCACCCCCAATAAGGGCGTGATGACGCGTTATGGCAAGAAGCTGATCGAAGATGGCGGGCTTTACTACGGCGTGGTAACTGTTAGCAATCTCTAAAAGATTCGAAAAAAGATTCGAAAACCCCGTTCTCGGACGGGGTTTTTTTATGCGCGTTCACTTCTTCATTCCAAATAAGTAAGGCAATATGTATTGGGAATGAAGGGGTTTCAGTTGTTTCACGTCTAATAAAGGTTGCCAATGTCTAAAATGTGTTCGATCTGTGAGTTTGAAAAAGGATTATCAGAATTTCCGAAAACCGGGACGGCTTGCAAGAAATGCAAAGCACAGAAATTACGTGAATTTAGACAAACAGATCCTGAAGCTGTTGCAAAAAGAAAGAAGTATAGAGAAAAAAACAGAGATACAATAAATGAACAAAAACGAGCAAGCTACCGTCGCAATTCAACTCAGGTAAAGACTGCGAATAATCAGTATTATCATAATAATACTGATAAATGCCGGGCGAGGCAGCGAGAATATCAAGAAAGAATCGAGACTGAGTCTATGGATTCATGGCTCGCCAAATGCTTTAAACATTGTAAGAAATCAGATAAGGATTGTGGACGTGAATTTTCAATCACATTGGATTATGTGATAAAACTATGTGAGCGACAAGAGAGCCGCTGTGCTTTGACGAATATTCCTATGACACATCAGAGGAATGATCCATTTGCCGCTTCTATTGACCGTAGAGATTCTAAACTAGGCCATATCCCTGGTAATGTTCATATAGTTTGCAGGGCTGCTAATTTGGCCAAACGAGAATTGTCAGATGCAGCAATAATAGAATGGTTTAGAGCCGTGGCTCAACATTTGCCAATAGTTGAATTTGATGGCTTAAATCATGAGGCGACTGCAGATTATCCAGAAATCAAAAAAGATGCAGTTAGAAATTGTTTGTTGAAAAATTTTGAGTGGGCTCCTCCACAATATGAACATAATGAATTGTTGCAAGATTGGGACAATGTATTAACTGAGTCCACAGAGAATTATATCTGCAATGATTTTTGCAGATCACAGAAACCATCTAATAAGCAATATTCTGGGAAGAGACTGATTTGGCATTTTCAACCACATTTGTGGGCTGTCAGAACACAGAAAAAGCCTCTTATGGAAGAGGCTTGGAACAATAGTAAAATTCGGGATAGGACTGCTACTAACTTAGTGGATGGTAGAACCAGGATTTCGCAAGATAGAGTTATTCGTGAATTCATTTTCGCTGGTGCTGGCGTTCCGTCTATTATGCACCCCGGATTTGCTAAAGCAGTTTTGGATGAATATGGGGTTAAGCCTGGCACAACAGTATTTGACCCATTTGCTGGATGGGGGTCTAGGATGTTAGCGACTGTTGCGTTGCAAGCTCAGTATATTGCTGTTGATAAATCTCCTCCAACTGTAGATGGCTTGCAAAAAATGCTGGGTTATTTAGAGAGAGATGCAAATGTTATGTGTGGGGACGTTTTTGATTGTGGAATTCCGGATGTAGATGTTTTGTTTACATCGCCCCCTTTTGGGACTGAAGAATATATTGATTCAGATGCGGTTATCGATTTAAACAAATTGGTAGAATTGACAAAGCATATTAAATTAAGGATACTTCATCTTAATGGAGCTATGCTTGAGCTTCTTGAATGCGATCATAAGGCTGTTCCAATATTAACTAAGTCTAAGATTAGCAGTAAGAATACTCATGAATATTTGGTAATTTTGGATTGATAAAGTGCGGGCGGTTCGGCGGTGGAAATTGATTGGGATGAGGATGAATCCTCCTATAAATCATTTCGTTAAAAACCTCTAGGTGAGGCTCGGAGAATAAGCCCGGTTCCAGCCGGGCTTTTTTCGTATCTTGATTTGCGAGAGAGTATTTTTT